TATCAGAGTGCCCACAACATGAGTGAGTACGGCTGCTTACCTACAGCAGCAAATGGCAGCGACAGTACATACATACCAGACGGTGCATGGTTTAATACGTCGCAGCAAAACTTTGCGCGCTTTGGCTGCGGTGGCGATCACGGCTTACTCGTGGGGCGCGCTTTGGTTGTGGACTCTGCGCTTTCTTTCTCGGATTGGTACTTCGGGCTGGGCTTGACTTGCGAGCAACCTTTAGCGGCGTAAGCCGCAGGGGGAACGGGGGAGCACTCCCCCGCTTAAACATAGAACTGGCGACAACTTAAAGGGGTTTTAAGGTACGTAAAGCAGGGCTGCCCTTTGCGCGCTTTGGCAGCAATGGCAATAACGGCTTGCACGTGGGGCGCGCTTTGAATGTGAACAATGCGCTTTCTAACTCGAATTGGAACTACGGGCTGGGCTTAACTTATTCTTTATACGGAGCAATAACCAAGTATCTTATTATCCTACACCGCAGGCGCTTGCAATAGCGCTAACCGTAAGGCGAGTGGAAATACAACCGCAAAAGGTAAGGGCAAGTAGCACAGAATTAGCGAAAGCCCTTTAGGTGAATAAGTCACGATATGAAAAGTTATAAAAACCTTATGGAGCAGATAGCCAGCGAGGACAACATAAGGGCTGCAATAATGAACGCAAGCAAGCGAAAACGAGGACGCAAAGACGTAAAGGAAGTACTGGACGATATAGACACACACATACAAAAGGTACGCACCATGCTTTTAGACGGTACGTACATAGCGCACGTAGACGAGCCAGTAATAGTAAACGAGGGCACGCACCATAAAGTACGCAGGATACGTAAGCCGCACTTTAAATACGACCAGATCGTACACCACTGCATAATACAGGTATTACAGCCGATTTTTACCAAGCCTATGTATATTTACAGCTGCGGCAGTATACCAAACAGAGGCGCACACTACGGAAAGAAACGTATAGAAAAGTGGCTACAGCACGATATTAAAAACACCAAGTACGTGTTTAAAATGGATATTAAGCACTTTTACGAGAGCGTAGACCAGCAAATACTTAAGGAAATGCTTAAAGCCAAAATACACGACTGGCAAGCGCTGGCGCTTATATATGAGGTTATCGACAGCTGCGAGAAAGGGCTACCGTTAGGCAACTATACAAGCCAGTGGTTTGCAAACTTTATGCTGACACCTTTAGACCATTACATAAAAGAGCAGCTGCACGCTAAGTACTATATGCGCTACATGGACGATATAGTAATTTTTGGCGGCAATAAGAAAGAGCTACACAAAATGCACAGGGCGATAGAGCAGTACTTACAAGACCGCTTACACTTGCGCATTAAGGAAAACTGGCAGGTATTTAGGTTTGAGTATAAAGGACGCGGCAGACCGTTAGACTTTATGGGCTGGCAGTTTTACAGAGACAAAACCATATTACGAAAGAGTATTTTTATACGTATCACAAGGAAAGCGCGGCACGTAGGCAAGCATACTACGATAAAGGGCGCGCAGGGCATGATAAGCTACATGGGCTATATAAAGCATACGGACACTTACGGCACGTACCGAGACTATATACGCCCGTATGTGGATATAGGAAAACTTAAGCGGTTTACCGCCAAGAGAGCAAAAGCAGAAAGGAGCAGAGGCAATGCTAACAATGGACTGGAAAACCAGACAGGGCACGCAGACCGAAAAGCCAGCGATACTGGATACAGTAAGCAGCCCAAAGACAGTGTACTTAAGAAAGAACATAACACAAAAGAAAGTTAAAGATACAGACGGCACAAGGCACAGCGTTTGGGAATACGACGAGGCACAGATAAGCGTAGAGGACTACGAGAAAGAGCCAGCCGTTATTAACGAAATGGCACAGCTGATAGAGCAGGCAGAGAACAGCCAGAGCGATACAGCAGAGATACTGTTAGCACAGGCAGAGCAGCAGGCAACCTTAGAGGCGCAAGACGAGACGTTAGCAGACATACTGCTTAACGTAGTGAAATAAGAAAGGCGGTAGACCATGAGCAGACTTTATAAAACAGTAAAAAGATATTATGATAAAGGCTTTTACGACGAGACAGACGTAGCAACTTTTGTACGCGCTGGCAAGATCACAGAGGAAGAGTACGAACTTATTACGGGCGAGCCTTACGAGGAAAGCGAGGTATAAGCGTATGACACCTGCCAACTGGATTGCCATAGCTGCGCTTATCGTATCGCTTATTATGGCTGTAGTGAATATCACGAACGGAAACAAGGCACAAAAGAAAGACGACAGAGAGGACACCGAGAAAGCCACAGAGCGTACCACTGGCATAATGATAGCTTTGGAGAATATCAAAAACCAGCTTACACGGATAGAGAACGAGATAAACACCGTAAAGCAGGATAACAGAGAAAACCACGACAAGCTACTTATTATGGAGCAGAGCCAGAAAAGCGAGCACAAGCGCTTAGACGCTCACGAGCAGAGGCTTAACAACATTGAGCGCCAACTACGCATAGATCACTATAGAGACGTGGATACAGAGGGCGAGTAAATGAGGATAGGACGCAGACGGGTGCGGCAGAAAGCTGCGCCCGTTAAAAGCAGAAAAAAGAGAAGAGCGCAAAAGCCCGTTAAGTGGCTATGGGAATTTAGTAAGCGCGTGGTAGTTATCACAGCTGCACTTTACTTTATAAGCTGTGCCTATGCGCTTATCGTATGCGCATTGTGGCAGGACACCGCCACCATAGGCACGCTTATAAGCGAGGCAAACGAAACTTTTAGAGTAGTAGTAGGCGGCTACATGATAAAGGCAGGCGTAGAGAACGCACTAAAGATAGGCAAAGGTAAAAAGCAGGACGAGCCAGAGCCTACAGAGCCAGATAACGGCTTAGAGTTTATAGACTTAGACGAGGACGAGGGCACGTTAGGATAAGAAAGGGGCTTAAAACATGAATACAGTAATTGATAACTGGGCGCTTATCGTAGCGCTTGTGTGCATGGTAGTAACGGTAGCGGTAGCTATTACAGGCTTTTTTAACCAGCCCACAAAGCAGCAGCTTGCAAAGGTAAAAGAGTGGCTGCTTTATGCCGTGACAATGGCAGAGAAAGAGTTAGGCGGCGGCACAGGTAAGCTAAAGCTACGCTATGTGTACGACTTGTTTTTAACTAAGTTTAGCTGGCTTGCGCGGCTTATCACGTTTGAGCAGTTTAGTGTACTGGTAGACGAGGCGTTAGAGGAAATGAAAAAACTGCTTGAAAGCAATAAGAGCGTGCAGCAGCTGGTAGAAAAGTAGAGGCGATAATATGAGCGAGTATATGTACTTACTGCTGTTTTTGCTGCTGGTAGCAGGCTTTACAGCTACAGTAGGCTGCATAGCTTTGCATATCATCATAGCAGCCGAGGACAGAAAGAGAAAACAGCAAAGACACGACACCAGAAAGAGGTAACGCCATGAATAACGAGCAGATCATATGGACGTACTTAAAGGGCAAGGGCTTTAACAGCTATGCAACAGCTGGCATTATGGGCAACCTGTATGCAGAGAGCGGCTTAAGACCAAACAACCTGCAAAACAGCTACGAGCGCAGCTTAGGTATGAGCGACGAGCAGTACACAGCTGCCGTGGACGCAGGAACGTATACGAACTTTGCAAAGGACTGCGCAGGCTACGGGCTGGCGCAATGGACGTTCTGGACGAGAAAGCAAAACCTTTTAGCCAGAGCAAAGGCGGCAGGCACGAGCATTGCAGACCTTAACACGCAGCTAAGCTACTTATATGAGGAATTAAGCAGCAATGCTGCAATTATGCAGGCGCTTGCTATCGCGGACAGCGTAAAGGCTGCCAGCGACGTTATTTTAGTAAAGTTTGAGCGCCCGAAAGACCAGAGCGAGGCGGCAAAGAACAGGCGCGCAGGCTTTGGGCAGACGTACTACGACAAGTACGCAGGAACTACGACAACCCAGCAGAGAGAAAGCGAGGCGGGGAACATGGGAGCAAAGGCGCAGAAAGCAGCAGACTACGCTATAGCTATCGCAAGAGACGACAGCCACGGCTACGACCAAGTAGACCGCTGGGGAAACCCTAACTTTGACTGTAGCGGGCTGGTTATTACAGCCTACGAAAAGGCAGGCGTACCCGTAAAGACAAACGGGGCAACCTATACAGGTAATATGCGTAAGGTTTTCTTAAAGACAGGCTTTACGGACGTTACCAGCAAGGTAAACCTTAAGACGGCAGCAGGTATGCAGGTAGGCGACGTGCTGTTAGACGAGGGCAAGCACACGGCGCTTTATATCGGCAACGGGCAGCTGGTACACGCCAGCATAAACGAGAAAGGCAAGGCAGTAGGCGGCGCTACTGGCGACCAGACGGGTAAAGAAATCTGCATAAGACCATATTATAACCACCCGTGGGGCTGCGTGCTTAGGCTGGCAGAGGCTGGTGCAGGCGCGGCAGACTTTAAGAGCGTGGGCACGGTAACCGTAACAGGCGGCAGCGTAAACGTGAGAAAAGGCGGCGCAAAGACTTACACGGTAATAGCGGTAGCGCACAAGGGCGACGTGCTGCAATATGACGGTACACAGCAAAACGGCTGGTATCATGTGCTTATTAACGGCGTGGCTGGCTATATCTCAAACAACTACAGCAAGGTAAACGGCACGGGCTTTACCGCAAAGATAACCTGCAATGCTAACGGCGTGCGTATCCGTAAGGGCGGCAGCACAGATACTGCCATACTTACGACAGTGCGCAAGGGCACAGTAATGTACTGGGATAACACCAAGCAAAACGGCTGGTATCATGTAAAATATGGCACTACCGTAGGCTATATGCACCCAGACTATGTAAGCCTATGAACGAGCAGGAGTTAGAGGCACTGCGCGTGCTTATGGCTAATGCTGCGTGCACGCTTACACTGGGCTGCGATTTATGCCCACTGTACGCAGAGCAGGTAGAAAAGCCAGAGACGCGCGGCAGCTGCGCAGAGAAAACAGAGCCAACAGCGCTACGAGAGGCACTTATAACCTTAAGAGGCTTTAAGCCGTGACAGATCACAGCGGGCACAGGGCAAAAAGTATGCTTTGTGCCTGCTTTTTTGCTTGAAAATATAACGTAAAGGGTATATTATATGGGCACAACACACAGCACGAAAGATAGAACACCAGACGAAAGGGGGCAAATATGGCAATAGGCGGCAACATTAAGGCGGCACGCAAGGCAGCAGGGGTAACACAGGTAGAGCTTGCAGCAAAGCTGGGCGTAAACCAGAAAGACGTAAGCCGCTGGGAGCAGGATAAACAGACACCGAGCACCGAGACGCTTACAAAGCTATGTAAGTTTCTGGACGTATCGGCAGACACTATTTTAGGACTAAAGAAAGGACGGTAGAGGCATGAACAAAAAGAGCATGATACTTTACATTATTGCAGCTGTAGTGGCTGTATCTGGCGTGGCTGCGCTGGCAAAAGGCAACGCTGTAGGCGGCGTAGAGTGTATCGTAGTGGCAGCAGTAGTAGCAGGCGTAGGCTTTTGGCTGGGCAAGCGCGGAAAACTGGAAAAAGTAGAGGAAAAGTACGGCAAAACAGAGGCAAAGACAGCGCCAGAGGACGAGCACCTGCTTAACACCATACGTACAAAGGTAGTAGGCGTAACCTTTGACAATGAGGACGGCACAAACAGACAGGACTTACTTAAGACCTTGCGAGGCGGCGAGCAGATCACGATAGAGCCATACCAGTATAAGGGAGAGCCAGCAGCATACGTAAAGCATAACGGGCGAGTGCTGGGCAACCTAAGCGCAGAGCTGGCAGCAGAGTTAGACCGAAAGTACAAAGATAACAAAATTACGGCAGTAGTTACCGAGATCACAGGCGGCGACGACCTTACATACGGCTGTAACATAGAAATAAAGGTACGAGCATAGCATAAGTAGCATACAGGTAAGCCGCAGGTATAACGCCTGCGGCTTTTTATCACTAAAGAGAGGGCAAAACTATGGCGAGACGTTTTAAGCAGCTTACAAAAGCAGACCGCCTTAAAATAGAGGCGCTGCACAATGCAGGGCATAAGCCTGCGGACATAGCAACACAGATAGGCGTACACCGCAGCACCATATACCGAGAGCTTAAGCGCGGCGCATATACAAAGCGTAATAGCGACTGGACGGAAACGGAAAGCTACAGCGCTGATATGGCAGACCAGAAATACAGAGCAAACCTTAAGGAAAAGGGCGCAGGGCTTAAGATAGGCAACGACGTGGCATACGCTAACTATATAGAAAAGAAAATAGTAGAGGACGACTACAGCCCAGCAGCCGTACTGGGAGAGCTTAAGGTAACGGGCAAGGCGGCAGAGTTTAGCGTAAGCATATGCGTTACCACGCTTTACAGCTACATAGACAAGGGCATATTTTTGCGGCTGACAAATAAGCACCTGCCTGTTAAGGGAAAGCGCAAGCGCCAGTATAAGAAAGTGGAGCGCACGCAAAAGAAAGCGGCAGCAGGCACGAGCATAGAAAAGCGCCCAGAGGACATACAGACGCGGCAAGAGTTTGGTAACTGGGAAATGGATACAGTAATAGGGCAGCGGGGCAAAAGCAAAAACAGCTTACTGGTACTATCAGAGAGAAAGACGCGCGACGAGCTGCTATTTAAGCTGCAAGAGCATACGGCAGCAGCTGTAGTGGCGGTACTGGATAGCTTAGAGGCACAGTACGGCGAGCGCTTTAGCGACGTGTTTAAAACTATCACAGTAGACAACGGCACAGAGTTTGCAGACTGCGAGGGCTTAGAGGGCAGCAGCTTAGGAGACGGGCAGCGGACAAAGCTATACTACTGCCACCCGTACAGCAGCTGGGAGAGAGGCACAAACGAGAACACTAACAAAATGGTAAGACGAAAGATACCAAAAGGCGTAAACTTTGACGATATGACCGACGAGGACATACAGGCAGTAGAGGACTGGATAAACAACTACCCACGGGAGCTGCTGGGCTTTTACAATGCAGGCGACCTTTTTAGGCAGGAAATGGCAAAAATAGGGCTTTGAAATTTTTTAAAAAATTGTTGCATTTATTATTGACATTTTCATAGGTAACATTTAGAATTAAATGCGACAAGAGGTTATAAAAGCCTCTGCCGCATTTATTTTTTTGCAGCAGAATTAAGCAAAATAGCGCGGTAGAGTGCAATAACTCTACCGCGTTTTTTATTTGCGGAAAGGAGCAAAGGAAGTGGCACGGACATATAAAAAACTGAACTACAAAGACCGCCAGCGCTTAGAGGAAATGGTAAAGGCTGGCGAAAAGGTAACGGCAATGGTAGCAGAAATGGGCGTACACCGCGCTACCCTTTACCGAGAACTGGAAAGAGGCGGCGCAAGTGGACGAGATCACACGGGCTACAGCGCAGACAGAGCACAAAAAGCGCTTTTTGCATAAGCAAGGGCAGCAGATCACGAAAGAGAGGGCTAAGGCATGAACAAAGAGGACATAAAAATACTGTTAGAAAAGCTGGTAGAGATACAGGCAAATGGCTGCGCGCCTATTGAGATAAGCATAGGCGGCGTAACAGCAGAGAACATAGTAAGAAACGACTGCGTAAAGATATTAAGCGCACCGCCTATAGTGGCAGAAAAGCTACACGAGGCAGGCTACCACTTAGACATAGAGCGCATGGGCGTAAGAGTTTACAAGCTGTAAAGGTTACAAGCTGGGCGGCTTACCCGCTGCCCAGCAGATCACTAAAGAAAGGGCAACAACATGGAAGAGAAAACAAAGGAACGACTTAAGAAACTGCAAGCGCTGGCAGAGCGCGGCGTAGGCGGCGAGAAAGAGACAGCGCAGCGCAAATTAGAGCAGCTGCTTAAGGCAAATAACATAACGCTGGACGAGCTGGACGGCGAAAAAGTGAGCTACTACCTGTTTAGCTACAACGGACAGCATAAGGCAAAACTGCTGCGGCAATGTATGTATAAGGTTATGGGAGCGGCAGCGGGCATTAAGTTTTATAGGACGCAGGGCACGCGCCAAAAGATAGGCATAGAGTGTACGGCAGCCCAAAAGATAGAGATAGAGTTAGAGTACGAATTTTACAGCCGCGTGTTTGACGAGGAAATAGCAGACTTTATGGACGCTTTTATAGCAAAGCAGAACATATACCCAGAGGACGCACCGCACGAGACGATTATAAGAGAAGAGCTTACACCAGAGCAGCTGGCAAAGTGGGCAAAGCGGCAGGCATATGCAGACGGGATAGACAAAAGGACACGGGCGAAAATGATAGAGCAACACTAAAGAGAGGGCGAGAACATGAGCAAATACGAGCTTGTAATAATCTGGGAAACAGGCGAGAAAGAGGTACACGAGTACGAGAGCCAAGAGCTTGCAGAGCAGGCAGAGAGAGGCTATAACAACGCTTTTGGCAAGCAGATAGAGTGGAGTGGGGTAAGACCGCAGACACAGAAAGAGCTAAAGGTATTTAGGGCTTACTGGAAGAGAACGACAGACAAAGAGTACAAGGCTGGGCGCTGGGGCTTTATCAAGGCAACGGACAAAGAGGACGCAAAGCGCATTATGCAGCAGAACTTACAGAACGGCTACGAAGTGGTAGAGATCACAGAGGCGCACGAGCACCAGATAACGCCAAGCGCCATATGCGTAAACTTTGCAAATGAGAGCGAGCCGTTAGGCTTTGGCTGACGAGGTAACGCATATGTACTACGTGGTAGAGAAAAGCAGAGACGGCAGCAGGCAGGTATACCGCAGCGGGCAGCGGGTAGCTTATGCAGAGCGCCAGCTAAAGCACGGATACAAAACACTTGCAGCCGCACGCAAGGTAGCAGAAAAGCTAAGCACAGACATAGCCTTAGACATTTACAGCCACAGAGCCTTAGAGGGCGAGCGCTACTACGAGGAAAACTACAAAGAGTACGAGATAGAGGACACGAAAGCGAGGGCGCTACAAATGAGCGTAAGAGAGTTTCTTAACTGCTGCACTATGGACTGGTACGGCATTGCTATATACGAGGACTTAGAGGACTGTTACGACGAGAAATACTTAGCAGGACGCTACAAAGATATGCGAGAGATACCAGACAACCTACTTAAATGCACGGTAAATACGTGGGCAACAGACGAAAGCACGGACATAGAGGGCAACAGGCTTACATACATACTTATAGGAGTGTGAGATATGCAGCAGGTAAAGACACGCAGCGCAGACTTTTGGGCGGGCGCAGCATACGCAAGATACAAACAGAGACAGGCAGAGGCAGCAAGGCGGGCGCACCGCATAGCCTTTATAAAGCAGAGGCTTTACGGGCTGGCAGCTGTAGCTTTTGGCATTGCAAGCGTACCGCTGCTGGATATGGACGCGACGGCAGCAGTAGTTATAGTACCGCTGGGCTTATATGCAGTATTTACGCGCCAGCTGTTAAGCGAGGTAGAGTAATGGAACTTATCACAGTAGAGCAGGCGCTTAGCTACACAAAAGCAGGCGACCGTATACAGATCATAGACGAGGACTACGGCATAGAGATATTTACAGGCTACGCCAGCTTACTGCCAGAGGATAAAAAGCAAGGCAAGTAAAGAAATACCACTACACCTTAGACATAAAGCATAAAGAGTGGAAAGAGCGCGGGCTTATGCCACCTATTGAGCCAGACCAGCTGGCGCAGTACAGCTTTAGCGACTTACAGGTAAGCGTATACACGCAGATATACGTATAAGAAGAGATCACGAAAGAGAGGCAGCGGCATGATTATTACAGTACCAAACTTAAGGCTGTTTTGGCACAACCCTAAAAAGGGGTTATGCGGACAGCTGGAAAACCTACCAGAGATAGACAGCAAAAAGTATGGCTATAACCTGCTGGGCGGGCAGACAGTTTACTTTATTGGATACGTAAAGGACGGTGCGCCGTATGCCTACGATGTGGACGTTATTAAGGTATCAGAGGACGGCGTAGTAATTGATAACTGGGGCTGGAACGAGAACAGCAGGACGGTAGGCGGCGAGTCTATGCGCAACTGCTTTGCAGATTTTATGCAAGAGGACGGCACGGCATTGCTACCGTGGAAAGTTTACAGCGAAAAGCGCCAGCAGTGGTACGACTTAGAAGTAACGCCCTGCGAGTATCTTAAAGACAAGTTAACCATGCGCCAGCTGTTAAGCGGAGAGAGAAAAAACTACACAGACTTTTACGGTACTGGAATATGGTACAGGCACGGCGGCTGGCGAGCAAAGACAAGCAGACACGCAGAAAACTTACAGTACTTTACCAAGCTGGGGCAGATCACTTTAGAGGACATTACAAGCCCAGAAAGTGAGGGCGAGTAATGCCGATTAAGCCAGAAAATAAAAAGCGGTATCCTGCGAACTGGCAGGAAATACGCAGAGACATACTTAAGCGCGCAGGTAATAAGTGCGAGTTTTGCGGTATTGAAAACTACGCAATAAGAGAGAACGGCGCAAAGGTAGTACTTACGATAGCACACTTAGACCATACGCCAGAAAACTGCGACTACAGCAACTTAAGGGCGTTATGCCAAAAGTGCCATAACAATTACGACAAAGAGCACAGGGCAGAGACGCGCAGACAGACAAGGGCGAGGGCTAAGACATGATAGTAGCTTACATATGCAGCCCGTACAGGGCAACCGACAAAAAGCAGCGCAAGCAGTACGACGAGTACGTAAAGAGCCTTACAAAAATGGCAATAGACAGCGGCATAGCACCTATAGCGCCGCATATGTATATAACGCACGTACTGGACGACAGCAACTACGAGGACAGAAAGGCAGGACTGGCAGCGGGCATAAGCCTGCTATATAAGTGCGACGTACTTATTTTTGGCGACAAGTACGGCACAAGCGAGGGTATGTATGGCGAGATCGTAGAGGCGAGACGACAGGGCATACCAGTAGTGGACGCAGAGGCGTACACCAGTACCGAGGACTTTATAAAAGCGGTACACCATGCAGTTATAGGAACTAAGAAACGCGTAAACCTTGTTATTTAGTGAGGGCTGGCTTATGAGTATGCACAATATATGCCCAGCTTGCGGCGCACACTTAGACTGGGGCGAGCGCTGCGACTGCGGCGGGGTAAAAACAGAGACACTTAAGACACCGCGCGAGCTGATAGTAGACCGCATGGCATATATGGCGCAGGCAAAAGCCAGAGAGAAACAGAGAACACAGGCAACCTTAAGAAAGGGGATATATACAGCGATATGCAGACAAACGAAAACACAGTAGTACTGGGAGAGGTAACAGACGTGCTGTTATGGGGCTTTAAGTTAGAGCTTACAGACAGGCGCACAGGCGAGCACTTAGAGGGCTACGCAGTAGAGACGGGTAACGAGGACTACGAGTTAGACGACGCAGCGCAGAGCATACGCAACCGCTACGGGCGCTTAGGCTACAGCGTAAACAGCTGTACCTTTGACACCGAGCGCAAGTATACATACGACGCAGTAAACGAGTTTGAGTCAGCAGAGCCTACAAACACAGGCAGAGAGCCAGAGGCAGCAGGCAAGGACGAGGAAACAGACAACTATAAGGACGAGATAGCGGCGACCTTAGCAGAGTTGGGAGAGTAGAGGGGCAGGACACGTGGAGCAGATCACGACGCAGGACAACGCCGTAGCGCTTATAGGCGTTATGGCAGCAGAGCTTACAGAGGTAAGCAACATTTACGGGCAGCAGTACAAAGGCTACCAGACCATAGTAAGAACGACGCGCCGCAGCGGGCAGCAGGACGAGGCTATAGTATTTTGCGCAGCTGATACTAAACACATTGCAGCAGGCGCACCAGTAATATGCTACGGCAAGCTACAGACCTTTAAGAACTACCAAAGCGGCAAGGTACTGGTATACGTACTGGCAGACGCACTTTTAGAGGCGGGCGAAAACTACGAGCCAGAGAACGAGGTAAGGCTTAAGGGCGTGCTGGGCAAAGGCATAAGCCACAGACAGACACCAAACGGCAAGCGCATTACAGATATTAAGGTACAGCTGCCTAACGAGCTTAGAGAGGGCGGCAAGTGCTACGCGCCAGCTATCTGCTGGAACGAGACAGCGGACACCGTAAAGGACTGGGCAGAGGGCACGCAGGTAACCATAAAAGGCAGACTGCAAAGCAGATCATACGAAAAGAAAGACGAGAACGGGCAGAGCGTAGCACATACCTGCTACGAGGTATCTATATACAAGATCACAAAAGACGAGGACGAGAAAAAAGGCTAAGGGGGCAATAATCTTATGAGCGCAACACGCAAAATGACAAGACAGATAGCAAAGGCACAGGCACAGCGTTTAAGCCAGAACGGAAAGAACGGCAAAAGCAGCAAGATTTTTAAGAATATCTGGAAAGGGCAGCAGATCGCACAGGGAAAGACTACCCAGCGCGTAAAGGATAAACAAGTAGATAAAGATATAGCGCACTTACTGGCTGACGCGAGAGCGAAAGCAGCAGAGCGCGCTAAGTGAATAAAGTAAAGCGCCTACGGTACTGGGAATACCATAGGCGCTTAGCCATGCGTTAAAAGCTACCTATATTATATAGCACCGTATGGCAAAAAACAAGAGCCAGCCCACTTTTTAAAGTGCGCGCGTGCTCTATTAAATCACTTGATAAAAGTATTAGCTTTACGACAGAGGTAAAAATATATGCCATACGTTAAGAGGGTTACCGAGGCAGGTAAAACTAAAGAGATAGAGTACTACTATACGAGCAGATACCAGAAGAGAGGGCAAAAGAGAGCAGATAAGGTAAAACCCACCAGAGAAGAGCAGAAAAAAGTAAACGCAAGGCAGGCAGAGAGAAAGCTAAGGATATTGCTTAACGCTAACTTTGGTTATGGAGACTATCACGTAGTACTTGACTACATACGCAGGAAAGACGAAGAGCCGCGCAGCAAAGAGCAAATGCGCATAGACGTAGATAAGTTTCTACGAGAGTGCAGAAAGCTGTATAAGGCAGCGGGCAAAGAGTTTAAATACATACACGTAATGGAGATAGGCGAGAAAGGGGCGCGCCACCACCACCTTGTTATCAATAAGTGCGATACAGAGATATTGCAGCAGGCATGGTACAAGGCATACGAGGGGCATAACCGCGTTAAGGTTTTCCCGCTGGACGATACAGGGCAGTACGGCGACCTTGCAGCTTATTTCTTGAAATACACAGACAAGCACCGCACAGAGGAAGAGGGCGCGCTTATGGGTAAGCGGTATAACTGTAGCCGCAACCTTATACGCCCAGAGCCTGTATACGAGATCATAAGCCAGCGTAACTGGTTTAAGGCAGAGGCTAAAGCGCCTAAAGGCTGGTACGTGGACGAGGATAGTATAGAGCGGGGCATACATAGCCCAGAGTTTTACGGGTATGGGTACTTTAGATACCGCATAGTGAGGTTAGAGTAGAGCGTATGAGAAAAGCAAAGATAATAGCCACGGCAGCACTTACGATACTGGCAGCAGTGCTTATATGCCATAAGGCAGCAGGCGAGCCAGAGCCAAAAGAGGCAGCAGGCGTGCAACAGCTGACGTGGGAAGAGATCACAGAGGAAGTGCCGCAGCAGATCATAGAAACAGCACCGCTGCCACAGCAAGAGGTAGTAGGGTACATACCGAGCACCGAGGCGGCAGAGGGCTGCATAAGTGAGGCAGAGCTTATACAGATCACGGAAGAGGTAGGCGCTATGTACGATATATGCCCAGAGCTATTACAGGCACTGGTAGAGCGTGAGAGCACTTACCGCATAGACGCTACTAACGGCAGCTGCAAAGGCTTAGCCCAGATAAGCGTTAAGTGGCATACAGACCGCATGGAGCGGCTGGGCGTTACGGATATATACGAGCCATACGGCAATATCCTTGTAGCTGCTGACTATCTGCGCGAGCTATACGACGAAAGACAGGACGACGACACGTACTACGTGCTTATGCGCTATAACATGGCGATAGACACGGCAAACCAGCTGTATGCAGCAGGCGAGATAACAGACTACGCACGAGGCATAGTAAAGCGAGCAATGGAGTTAGAGAGGTTACACGGCAAATGAGGTATATAGCTTTAGCGGTAATGATTATAGCGGCGTTTTTCGTACCAGCTTTGCTGGCAGCGGCACAGGCAATATACAGAGCTGGGCAGCAGCAGAGAGCAGAGGAAGAGGAAAAGCACAAAGGCTACTACGAGCCGCACCCGTACATACGGGCACAGAGACAGATAGCTAAGTATGCAGCAGAGCGCCTTAAGTACTGGCTTTTTGTGCGAGGTAAAGGCTGCCACGCCTGCTGCCTGCGGTGCAGATACTTTAACGAGTGCCGCGACGATACGACAGCGCAGAAAGAGAGGAAAGGCAGAAAGTGAGAAATTACAGAATAGACCACGAGGCAGGCGCACAAGAGGCGCTATTTAGCTGGTGCGATATACAGCGCGGAAAATACCCAGAGCTTAGGCTACTGTATCACGTACCAAACGGCGGCAAGAGAGACGCAGCCACGGCAAGAGCTTTAAAGCGGCAGGGAGTAAAGGCAGGCGTGCCAGATTTATGCTTACCTGTAGCGCGTGGCGGCTGGCACGGGCTTTACATAGAGCTTAAAGTAGGCAACAACAAGCCAACAGAACTGCAAAAGCAGTGGCTTAAGAGCTTGCGGCAGCAGGACTATGCAACAGCTGTATGCTACGGCTGGGAAGAGGCAGCAGACGTGCTTAAGAGCTACTTAGACCACAGCATACTTTTAGAGACGGCAGCAACGGCAGCAGCGCTGGCAGATATGCCAACCATGCAGCCTGCTACATAGATCACAAAAGACAGGAACTATAAACAAAGCCAGAGACTCAACGGAGAGAAAGAGAGGGCAAAGCATGAAAGCAATAAGCATTATTAACCTTAAAGGCGGCGTAGGTAAAACCTTTACAGCGCACAATATGGCGTACGAGCTGTATAAGCGCGGCAACAAAGTACTGGTACTGGATAACGACAAGCAGGGCAACGTAAGTAAGGCGCTGGGCAAGTATGGCAGCTTAGGCAACTGCGGAGCAGCCAGAGCGCTTACAGGCAAGTACACGTATGCGCTGGACGTGATAACAGACGTAGGCAACACAAACGGCGTACTGGACGTTATCACGGGCAATATGTCACTTATGGCAGCCACCTACGGACTGGCTACAGAGACAGGTAACCAGCTGGGCAGGTATAAAAAGCTGTTAGAGACACCTTTAAGCAACAGCGAGGCAGGGCTACCCTTTCCACGCACAATACGCGGCTGGTACGACTATCTTATAATCGACAACCCGCCAGACATTGCCTTTAACGTGGCAAACGCTTTGGAGATCACGGACGAGGTAATAGTACCCGTAAAAATTGACGAGTGGGCGTTAGAGGGGCTGGACGTTATCGCAGAGCAGATAGAGACAGCAAAGCAGATTAACCCAAAGATACAGCTTTTAGGCGCGCTGGTAACCATGTACCGAAACGACGACACTAACGCAGCTGGCATGGAGTGGTTAGAGAAAAACAGCCCTATACCTATGCTGGCAAAGATACGGTATACGCCGAAAGCCACAGAGAGCACCTTTTTTATGCAGCCAGTTTATGAGTATAGCCCACGCTGCGGGGCAGCACAGGACTATAAGAACTTTGTAACAGCGTACTTACAGGCACAGAAAGGGGGCAAGTAATATGGCAGCGGGCAAATTTAGCTTTATGGATATTATGAACGCGCAGAGCAAGGCGCAGACAGAGACACAGGTAACCGAGTATACAGAAATCTGGTTAAACCCGTGCGACGTAAAAGAGAGTGAGAGCAACTTTTACAGCCAAGAGAACATACAGGAACTGGCAGACAGCATTTTAGCCGTAGGGCAGCAGCAGCCTACGGTACTGGGCAGAGTAAATGGCGAGTACAGGATAATAAGTGGACACCGCAGGAACGCTGCAAACCGCCTGCTTATTGAGCAGGGGCACGAGCAGTACAAGAGCGTGCGCTATTTATACCGCGATATGCCAGAGGCAACCTTTGAGCTATCGCTACTTGTGGGCAATGCCTTTAACCGTGAGCTTACAGCCTACGAGAAAACAGAGCAGGCAGCACGCCTTAGACGGGCGCTTATAAAGGCGCGAGACGAGGACGGCTTAGAGATCACAGGAAAACTGCGCGATATGGTAGCAGACATACTGGGAGAGAGCAGCACGAACGTAGCGCGCATGGAGCAAATAGACAAAAACTTAAGCCCTGCTGCCAAAGAGCAGTTTAAGGCTGGAAACTTAGGCGTAACGGCTGCCTATGAAACCAGTAAGCTGCCAGAGGAAGAGCAGGACGAGATAGCAGCGCAGGCGGCAGCGGGCGAGGTAAGGGCTAAAGAGATCGCGGAAAAGGTAAAAGAGCGACAGGCAGGCGACGACTACCGCACACCGCACCCAGAGAGCATAACGAGCTTGTGCTACAGCTGCTTAAACTACTCTACCTGCAACGTAAAAACGGGTACTTGCCAAAAGTGCGACGAGTACATAAACAAGGCAGAGGCAGAAAAGACCGACGAGCAGCGATACAACGAAGAGCAGGACAGGATAGACAAAGAGACAGCCAGAAAACTACGCGAGAAAGAGGACGCAGAGCACATGGCAGCAGGCGTGCCCGTAAGAGAGCCGAAAACACACGAGGTAAAGTTAGCGTGCGGCTGGTGGGCTGATATTGTGAGCGGTAAAAAGCGCTTTGAGCTTAGGAAAAACGACAGAGGCTACAAAGTAGGCGACAAGCTGCTTATGCAGGAATACAAGGGCGGCGCTTATACAGGGCGCAGCATACTGGCAGACATAACCTATATGCTGGAAGAGTACGCAGGACTTACAGAGGGCTACGCAATACTGGGCATAGAGCTGCTTAAGGTATCCGAAACGGACACCGCAGCCGCAGAAAGCGGGGCGCAGAGTGAATAGACGACAGCGTAAAAAGTATCTTAAGGGTAATGTAGGCAGGATACGCAGATACATAGAGCACCAGATAAACAGCGGCAGCGGCGTGGCAGTTACGCTGCCTGCTAATCTGGGAGTAAGCGAGGGCGCAATATGGGAAATGATAAGAGCAGCGCAGGAAAACAGGGCGCAAAAAGCGAAAATCTGACAGACGAGCAAAACGAGATATGCAACACGATTAAGTTAGAGCTTATGAGGGCTATTTTAGAGATTAAGCAAGACGACCTATGGCGGCTGATAGAAAGAGTACTAAGCAAGCAGCAGACAAAGAGCAAAGAAAGTGAGGCGAGTACATGAACTATAGGCAGTGGAAAAAGAGATACAAAAAGCAGCACGGCTATAACCCGCCAGTATCAGAGGACAAAAGAAAGCAGGCAAAACTTGTAGCGCAGCAGTTTACAGTTACGCTGCCAGAGATCACAGAGGCTATTAACAACTTTGCGCCTGCTTTTTACAGGGCACTTGCAAGCGCCTGCGAAACCATAAGCAACAACTTTGCGAGCGCAGGCAGAACTTTTGGAGACATGGCAGACTATTACAACACGCCTATAAGGGCAGCAGGTGTAGAAAGTGAGGGCACAGCGTGAACAAAAGGCAGAGGAAAAAGCGAGCGCGGCAGCAGGGCAAGCTAACAGTAGTTATAGGCTGCGACATGAAACTAAGAGCAGAGGAATACATAAGACTACGCGCGGCAGTGCAGCAACAAATAGACAGCGGCAACGTGGTACTACTGCCAAGTTATATGCACGTAGAGGCAATAGTAAAAGACACGGCAGCACGCCAGATAGAAATTAAGACAAAAGAAAGCGAGGGCACGGCATGAACATTACAGCAGTAGCAATTACGGGCATTATCTGTATTACGGTTTTAGTGGCGCAGATCATTGCAGAGGTAGCAAAGACAAAGAGACATACAACAGAGCTGGCAGCAGGCATACGAGAAAGAGAGGGCGCGCAGAGTGAATAACGTAGTACTTAGCGGCAGGCTTACGAAAGACGCAGACGTAAGGTACACGCAGGGAGAGAACGCCACAGCGGTAGCACGTTTTACGCTGGCAGTGGACGACTACAACGGCACGGACTACCCAAGCATTAAAGCGCTGGGAAAGCAGGCAGAGTGGGTAGAACGCTGGACGCACAAGGGCACAAAAGTAGAGCTTACGGGCAGGCTTAAGACAGGACACTATACAAACAGAGACGGTAAAGAGGTTTACTACACAGAGGTACTGGTAAGCAGCATAGGCTTTGGAGAGACAAAGCAAGAGGCAGAGCAGAGGGCAGGAAGAGAGCAGCAGGCAGCAGCAGACACAGACGCAGGCTTTATGGATATACCAGACTATGCAGCAGACGAGCTGCCATTTAGGTAGACCAGAAAGGCAGGCGAGTGCATGAGGATAACAGAGGACGAGTTAGCAAAGTTGCTAAAGGACGCAGCTAAGGCAGGCGTGGAAGAGTACAAAAGACAGGAAAAGAAAGCCAGACGGCAAGGCAGATACCAAGACACGTACAACCTTATGCGCCGATACCGTGACGCTGTATACCATGCACAGCACGCAGCTACTGACGAGAGCAAGCTAAGGACAGAGTACACGTTAGAACGTATAGACACAGCAGTAGCAGAGGCTAAGCGCAAGTGCACGGCAGCGGGGCGCGATATGGAGTACAAGGCTTTTGAGCTGTACTTTATGCAGGGCAAGACATACGAGCAGATAGCAGAGGACTTAGACACGGGAAAGAACACGCCGCGCCGTTGGGTAGGCTATGTTATTAACGAGCTAAGCGTACTGCTATGGGGCTTAGACGAGTGGTAAAAACGTGGTAATAAGCTGGGGTGTTATGTTAAGCGGGGCAAGGTTACACTTATAGCGTAGGGTATTGTGGTTAGTGCTATGCGCAGCCGCAGTACTTTGCGCGTATCTTAGCCTCCTAACCCAGCGCATGAAATACAGGGCGCTGGGCGCGACAGTTAGGCGGTGGGCAGTATGAAAGCATGGGCTAAAGAATTTTACGAGGGGCAAGCGTGGAGACAGACACGGGCAGCCTACCTACTTAGCCAGCATTACATATGCGAGCGCTGCGGCGACATAGCCAAAGTGGTACACCACAGGACGTACTTAACACCGCAGAATATAAACAGCCCAGAGCTTACACTTAGCTGGAACAACTTAGAGGCGCTTTGCCAAGAGTGCCACAACAAAGAGCACCACAGGAACGGAAGGCAACAGCGTTACGAGTTTGACGAAACAGGAAACTTAAGACAGATCACACCAGACACAACCGAGACACGAACGAGCGGCGGGCGCATATCCCCCCCCATAAAATCTTTTTGAGTTTGGGGAGCGGTAAC